AGAGGCACAAATTCATTATTTAAAATATCCATAATCAAATGCAATCTTGGCTTAATTGTATGCATAGCAAATGTATACTCAGCGGCTTCGGCTGTGCTCCTATTAACATCATCCGTAATACCAACTATACTTTTAGGGACCCCAAATGCTCCAAGAATACTATCTCTACTTGATTCTTGAAGAGCTGAAACATTCATGTCTTTAATAGACATTGTTATCGGTGTAAATGTTACTCCGGTACCTCTTATAAAAGCCATTTTATTAGAATTTTCTACACCTTTATATTTATCATTCCATTCCTCTTTTGCTCTGTCGTAATCATCATCATTTATTTCTGGGAATGTTACGATGCCAGCTGGCTTTGCATCATTGTAGAAAAAGTTCTTTACAAATACATTTGTATATTTAGAAATTTCTAAATCATTTGCCGCTGCCTGTGCTGGACCTTTGCCAGTATAAGGATTTAATAAATCAGGTAGATTAAAAAATATAACTTCATCGACACTTAAAGGAATCTGTACTGCACCAGCTTTATATACATAACCTTTTATAAAATTATCTTTATCAGGGTTTACGTATATGTCCATTGGATTAAGACACCATAATTCTTTAGGTCTTCCAATACCATCTTTTGCTATATACCAAAATCCTTTACCTGTTAAATCAAGATAGGCGCAAGTTTTCCATAGAAGTTGATACTGTGACATGAATCTATTAGGATGCTTAAGCACTTCCAAAGCCTTACTGTTATCTTGAACTACTTCGCCTTTATAGCTTTTCCATTCACTGGATCCAACATTTTGAGCTATACGATTGACTGCAACAAATAGCCATGCATTTTGTCCGTAGGTCCTAAGAAAGTCTGCCGTATTCATATCAGGGGCTATTTGAATCTGTTGAGAATAGATGCCATCATAAAGTTTTCTTTTAACACCAGTAACTACTTTTGCTACCGTCTTTCTAAAATTGAAAAATCCCATTTTTTCTTTTCACCACCTTTTCAGGACATAAAAATAAGGCGTATCACTACGTCTTTAATAACTATAAATCAAACCCATTCAATCTTAAAGTTTTGTATAACTTTAATTTCTTTAATATCAATGGTAAACTGTGCCACTGTATCAATAGCATCATCATGAACAGTAAACTTTTGTCCGCTAAAATCTTGTATCTGCTCTATAAATTTTGTATCATTTTCATTAAAGATTATCTGTCCTGTATTTACAGCATCTATTATTGTTGCTATCTTTTCATCCTTATTAGTTTTCTGCATTTTATTTAAAAATGTAATTTTCCTATTTTTAAATTCATCATCCAAGGCCATTAGTTCTTGAATCTTTAATACATCAGTACCCATATATAGATTTTTTTCTATTGATACATGAGTTATATCCTTATATAATTTAATTAATTCAATTATTTTTTTACATAAATCCATAAACCCTAGTTTAACAAGGATACCTCTTCTTATATATGTAAATCCGTTAGCATTACAAATTGACCCAACTGCTATTGCGCTAGAATCTGCTTTATCATTTACCGCACTTGCAGGATCGCATTGAAGCATGGTCTTATTAAATATATGTGCTTCAATATCCTCCGTGCTTTGAGTCCGTATGCTTTTAAACCACTTATTACCTACGTTCTGACAATCACACATTAACTCTTGCATAAATGCAGTTCTTTTACTAAAAAACTTTTGTGCTAAAATATCACATTCATATTTTTCCCATATCGTAGGGAAGACCATTTCAGATTTATATTTTGTATAATATTTCTTTAACATAATATCTTTATCTTCTTTATCAATTTTATCATTGAACAATAAAGTTTTATAATGTTGCCAATACTTATTATTATCAAAATATTTATCTACATCAAAGTCCACAACTCTTCTATGCAATACCTTAAACGTTACGTCCATTGCAATAGAATTAATAAAATCAATAGGAGCAAGTGGAGTTCCTATTACTAGAAATTTACTGGCTGATTTAATTTTGACACCATCACGGATAACCGCTGCATCACCAGATTCTGCAATCTCTTTATAAAATTTATTTAATATTTTTTCTTTAGCATGGTCATTTAGTATGTCATCCTCGGAAGATATATCATCAAGTATAATTGTACTAGGCCTTGATATTCCATCTACAGAACCAAATGTCGTACCACGCACACTACTTCCTGAACTAAAAGCTTGTATCTTAGTTCTATTCCCCAAGACTATTTCTTGTTTATTCAGAACTCCAAACTTTCTATCTATCAATACCCCAAATGCTTTAACTATAAATGGATTTTCTAACATTTTGCGTGTATCGGATATGAATTGTGCAGCGTCTGAATCCTTCTTGCCTATAACAATTGTATATATAGATTTTTTATAACAATGAAGGTAACACGTTAAAGCCTTATTTATAATAGTCGATTTAGCAATTCCACGAGGTAAAATAAATTCTTCCTTATCCCACAAATCTTCTATGAACATCTTTTGTAACTCGTGCCATATTTCTAAATGTACAGGAGCTAAATTTCTATTAGTGTTGTTAGGTTTGGGAACAAAAGTATCTTGCAAAAAGTAAAGACAAAAAAATTCAAGGTTCTTTTCCCCAAGGCAATACGCGAGCCCATGAGGTCCAAATAAATTTTCATTATTTTCATGCAATAATTCGAGAGCTCTTTTTCCCCCGTATTCTTTTTTCAGATAAGTATAAAGTACTCTCCTATTTTGTTTTGCTTCATCCATATACTCACCCTCTTTATTATTTTTATCTTCTTTGTTGCATCCTACTTTTAACCCTGTTGTAACTTGTATGTTTCATACATTCACTAGCACTAAAAGAATTATCTATTATAAAATCAAGTTCCTCACACCCATGGTTTTTATTACATTTGTTTTTAACAGGACAAGTACATTCAAGTATTCCATCTTTCCAGTAAGTAAATAGTTTTACTTTCACTATTCTCACCTCATTTACTATTTGATTAGTGTGCTTTCATGGAGGAACGTCAACCACCGCAAACTTTTATAATAATTTTCGCATCATCACACGTTCGCAAACTTAGACGTCTTAGGAATCCAACCCAAAATTCTCCCCGGTGAAAACACACTATTTTATTTTGAAGTTAAAAAAATAATATAAAAATCATGTGGCCTTACCTACGTATTTATTATCAAATTTATTTTGGGGGATTTTATTTTTTTCAAATACCATATCATATAAAGTTCGTTAAACATCAATTAATAGTTCGTATATATAATGTGTTCACTCTACAACGCAGTCATACTGCCATAGTTCGTATAACACACCAAATACGAACTTTATGATTACTATACGTAACATCAACTCTGTTATCGTTTGAGTTTAACTTAATAGGTATTGTGTTAAACTGACGAAACGTCTGCGAGCGTTGATATATCTACGTCTATATATATCTCATTGCTAACATGATGTGTTGAGTTTAACATAACATATACGAGTTATACATAACGTATTTCAATAGGCACCAACTCAACTACAACTATTGATTATCTTCATCCTCAAACTCTTTAACTTCTTGATCTAATATATTTATATCTACACTGTCCTTATCGTCTCTTCCATCAGCCAATTCCATCCTAGAGGTGGCTTTGCCATGGCCCCTGTCCAAGATGTCTGTTGCTGCTCCTTGTGCTATTTTCTCATTCCTTGAACCCAGTTGTTTCACCAAAACCTTTGATGCATCAATAAGAGCACCCTTTAATATCCTTTTACTTTGAAAAGAAATCTCTCGTTCGAATTCGTCCAGCTTTGCCGTAAATTCTTCCATTTTCTCCCAACTCCACAGGGTAGTCCTTGATATTCCTACAGCCTTTGCTATCTCAGTCTTGTTTATACCAATAGCCATCATTTCCACACACCTTATTTGTCTCTCATCCAACACATTACCACCTCCTCTATACTTTACACACAACATAAAAGAGCACCAGTTGTACACCAGTGCCCTCTAATTAACTATTTATCGTTATAACTCTATTATACACTATATCCTGTCAAATGCACTGCCATATTTCTGCCATTACTTTATTGCATTTATTCCATGTAATTGAACTGCGAATGTTCTTATTGCTTGATTCTTTATTCTGTAAAAGGTCCTTTCAGAACAGCATGTATATTTATAAAGAGTCTCCTCTCGATATCCTAAAATATAATAACCCCTCAATATTCTCTCAACATTACTTGGAAGCCTGGATAATATCTTATTCATTCTTTTAATTGTCAATTTAGTTAAAGCATATTCTTGTTTCTTTACCTGCAGCATATATATTTTATTTACTAGCTTGTCATCTGGTAGCTGAGAATTATCACCTGTAGGCATATCTGAATATGCTATACCTTTAAGTTGTCCCACATTTAATTCCTCAGCAATTTCTTTAATACTCATATCAAGATTTATCAATGATGTCTTTAAATTATCATAATTGGTTAAAAACTCTATAGCCTCTCTTATATAATCCAAGTTTATTCCTCCTTAGCATTTTGTCTTAATCTAACTTACCAATACGTTCCTCCAACATTTTCTTTTCTGCTGTCAACTTGGCTTTTAGTGTCCAATTCTTCTTGCAAACTGCATTTCTGATATCTATATTAATTTGTTCTATCCTACCGTAATACATATCCTTGAAATCTATTTTCATGTAATTGCCTCCTTAAGTTTTAAATCCATTTGACAATTCATCCTTGGTTGCTCCTTTAATTTGTTTTCCAACTTCACTAAGTTCTATAATAATCTTCTGATACTCAGGAATATAACTTTTTTCTATAACCTCTAGTTTTATATTTTTATTGTCTAAATACAAACAAGCTTTCTTTTCTCTTTGGAGAAGTGAATTATATTTTTTCTTTAAGGCAACTGATTTATCCATAAATTACCTCCGTTTTGGCCAGTGTATACTTGTGTATGTTTTTATGTATGCTTTTTGGGGCTATCACTGTCCTGTGTATACTTGTGTATGTTTTTTGCCTATTGTATACATATATACATATACACATACATATATTTACTTATATTATTACTTCTATGGACTTTACCCTAAAAAGTATACACTACTATACACGATATAGAGATACCAACGCTTTGAAGGTTGCGAAACATACACTAAAACATACACTAGCTATACACAACCATACACACTATTTTACTGTTTTTATTATTAATTCAATTTATATACAATAAACATTTTATACCATTTATACAAATTATAACTTTCTCCCTAGTTTTTTACGTTTCTCATATAATACATTTCTATTAAAAACTCTCTTTTCATGCTTATTTTTCTTGATAATATGTTTAATTATCCTAGGATTTTTGTTCGAAAACTGCTTTATAATTTCTGATATTTTAACAAATTTATTACTTATTTCTTTACTCAATTTAACCATTGCATCCCTTAATTTTGACATTTTCTCTCTCGCCTCTTCTAACCCAACATTAAAAACTTCCGAATATTTTAACATTATTTCATCCAAATTTATTACCTCCTTGATTCTCAAATTATTCTTGGATTACGTCCTAATTTACACATTTTAAACATATACTCATATTAAATATCAAGTATTTCTATTTTCAATTAGGTGGTGTAACTTTGACATTTTTAGATAATGTAAGTCCTGAAGATTTACTGGTTTTAACTAATATAATTGCTATTTCACTTTCCAAAGATAGAAGCGCTGATGAAATAAATGTACTTGGAAATTTTATTGTAGGTATAGGCTGTTTAATGCTAACTCTCGCAGCTCAACAACAATTTCTAGCTTCACAAAAGGGAACTAATAACCCCCAAACTGACGATACTACTATTGGTTAATAAATTAAGTTCTATCATTCTAAGAACTTAATCTATTAACTGACTTGACATTTTTTCAGTAAACGATATTTTTGAATTACGTCATTCCAATAATTCTCTAATTTTTTTAATAATAGATATATTAAGCGTAGAATTACCTTTTTTATGTGATTCTAAAATTACACTTAGCATTAATTTTAAGCTCTTATTTTCTTCTCGCCATTCTTCAACAGTGTTGAGTTCCTTATCTTGTACAAATACAGTTTTCCCAAAATCAGTATCATAAAAATCAATAAATCTATCTGAATCATATGAAACTTTTATAACCTTTTTATCCTCAGATATTGCAACTATTTCCCCATGTATTGTTGCTTCATGCCCATTATATTGTCTGAATACAATAGCCTTTACCTTATCGCCAATTTTCATTTATTCTCCTTTTCTTATTGCGTATTATTTTCAGGAGCCGAAACTCCTGAATTACAAATATTTTTATATTGTGATTTTGCATTCGGTTCCATATTTTTTAAAACTATAAATCAGAAATAAAGGGCATAATATTTATATAATCACCTAATAATTTATCTATTAAATAAGAAAGAAGGAATTATATATGTATTTTTTACCAATACAAATACCAATATCAATATATGTACTGCTAATATCATTAATTGGCTTGATTTTGCTTTTCATATTTAACAAGAAACTAAAATCAAGGACTGTAACTGTAATTGAATATATACTAGTGATTACAACAATAATAGGAATTATTTTATTATTTTTTATTTAATGATAATCTCAGTAACTGATCACTATTCTCTAATAATTGTATTTTCACAAGTTTCGTTGAAAAGTTCTACTGCATCAGTTCCGCTATCTACCCACCAAGTACCATCATAAAACTTAACTACTCCAATAAAGTCTATATCCTTGGCACCAGTCAAAACACTAAGTTGATGTATTCTCATACCCTCATATATCTCATTCTTATCAGAATCGTTCTGCTCTGTATACTGTCCTACTGTTTCAGGAATGACTTCTACCTGATATGTTGGTCTAGGCATATTCCAATCAGCAAACCAGCAAATATAATAAAACATTCCTCTTTTTTATCGCTCTCATTTTCTGTTTTTATGCATTGAAGTGGAAGCGCCTTTTCATAGTAATATCCATAAACCCAATCACCGTACTATTACTTTTCCTTTTGCCTCTAAATTTAATATTTCTCATTTATATCTCCTTTTAATCCTTCACAAATGGGTTATATTTATTGTTGCATTCAGTCATATCCATCTGATGATCTTTATCTACTAATCCAATACCTTTCCAGTACAATCCACCACTGGACCTTTTCTTTTCAAATTCCTTTTCAATCATTTTCTTGGAAAACTTGTTTACAGATAACGTATATTCTTTATTTTCTTTACACCAAAACTCATATGTTTTGAACAACTCAGACACATTTACTCTTACAGTTTCGCTTTTAGCGACTATACACTCGTCTGCAATAAACCTTTGTATAGGGTCCGAATCAACTCTATATTCGTCCACAGAAGCCTTAACCACGTCTGGAACATGTTCACCCTCTTGTTGCCATTTCAAGCAACCTTCTATTGCCCAATTCAATATTCCACCCATCTCAGGTATTAACTTCTTTTCAAAGAAATTTACATCTTTATCCTCATCAGTAAACTTATATTTAAAAGGAATTTTCCTAACCCTTCTCCAAATACCTTCATCATCATTATTAATTTTGGGCATATGATTTGTAGACATCCATATTTTAAAAGTGGGCTTCAAATTAAAACTTGACTCATACAAATTTCTAACCTTAACAGTTTCATCTGCTCCACTTGTTAAACTCTTTAATAGTCCTTCATCAAAACTTTTGCTGCCTTTCATCTCATTAACATTCACAAACCTTTTTCCTATCAACCCTGCGATTTCTTCCCTAGTACCCTCATCGCCCGTTTTCTCCATTAAACTTTTTGAATCTAAACTGTCTGCATAATCTCCCAAGAACCTCATAATAGTTTTAATGAATGTTCCCTTACCATTTGCTCCATTACCATGCAAGATGTAAAAGCACTGTAAATTAGCATCACCCGTCATGGAATAACCAATGGATTTTTGGATATAATTAATTAGTTCCTGGTCTTCTAAAAATATTTTATTGATAAACTCGGTCCAGTTTGGACATTGCATCTTAGGATCGTACTCAACATCTATCAGTTTTGTACAAAAGTTTCTTCTATCATGTTTTTCTAACAATCCAGTCTTAAGATTTAAGGTACCATTTTTAATATTTAACAAGAAATTATCCTTATCTGTTTCGGTTACAATTAAACTATTTTGTGTCATGGCCTGATTTATCATTGCTTTAATCTTTCCATCAGATTCGCTTCTGAGCACATATTTTTTGATTGATTCTTTTAGTTTTTCTTTTTTCGCTTGGTCTTCATATGACAGCCCTTCTAAAGATATTGCTTCACCCTCTACCTGCAGTTTTCTTATTACTTTTCTTGCTTGTCCTTCAATTTTCCCAACAAAATCAAACTCCCAGTGTTTACTTGACCACAACAACCACCTTTTTCTTAAAGGATTATATCTAATATTTTTTCCGTATGTGACCATCAACCTTTCAGCATTTCCTACGTCAGAGAAATTGAAATTGATAAGACTTTGCTCTGCTGCATCATCATATTCATAGAATGAAGTAGAATTTATTATCTCCCTTATTTCTTCCTTACCATTGCCGGCTGTAATAAAGTCTGTAATATCCTCCTTGTCTAAAACACCTGGAAGCTCAGGGCGTTTTACATATTCAGCGATTTCATAAAGCTCTTGAGCAATATAATCTGCATGTGTTCTGCCAGGATCATCATTATCATTAAAAATTACAACCTTGGCATCTTTGAATATTTTATTATAAGATTTCCTCCACTTAGGTTTTAATTTACTAGCTGAAGCACCATCAAAGTTACAACAACAGGGGAAACCCAATGCGGTAAGATTATCCGCATCTTTTTCACCCTCTGCAATATGAACTTCTTCACCTGCAGTTATAGCTTTTAGAATAACCTGCAAATTATATAATACTGGCTCACAACCTTCAAATTCTCTTTCCTTTGGGTTTGTTTTCTTTCCTAAGTTTTTAGTCCATTCATTGCTACCAGCATAAGTTTCAAAATGTATTCCACCCTCTAAGCCCCATACAATAGCACCATCTATTTTTCTTCTCTGTGTAAAGTTTTTCTTTTTTGTTTCAGTGGCTTTAAACCTTACTTTCTCAAATAAAACATCACCATTACTATCTTTATACTGATATATCCGTTCAAATCTATTATCATAATCACCCTCAGGTAATGAATTATCAAATAGATCACTCATTTTTAGTCCTGCTGCATCTAAAATATCAGCAATTTCACACCCAGCATGACAACTCATTAGAGTTTTGCCTTCGCTATCATCATGCCAAATGGACAAACTAGCCTCCTTATCAGGATGCGCAGGACAAATAGCTATATACCCTTTTCCTTTCTTTTTTACATTTTTGAACTTAGATAATATAATGCTAAAGTCCATGCGCTGCCACCTTTCTACACTTTTGTTCGATTCTCTATATAACCCTTATGAACTAAAATATTTCTGACCCAATACCTTAATGTATTGTATATTTCACTACCTATAAACTGTTTTCCTATAGGCCTTATAAATGTATTAAATTCTGCTTCTATTCCTTTAAGCCGCTTGTAGAGTGTGGCGGGGTCATACTGTGCTCTAAAGTTTCCACTCCGTATATTTTTATCAAAG